CCCGTCGGTCTCCGCAAGCTCTTCAAGCTGTGGACGACGTGGAACGGCCCGAAGACCGCACGGCAGGCGAAGTTCAACTTCGTTGCGCCGTACGCGGTCCAGGACTCGACCACGACGCTCTATAGCGCGAAGGACCGAGTGGTCATCGACGGCATCATGACCGTCCCCCAAGCCATTCCCGCGACCGAAATCAACGAGGCAATCTATCAGGCTTGCAACCTGTTGGCCCATTCGTTGGTCAAGTCGGCTGCGGCGGCTGGATACGCTCCGACCTGATGGCGTGTTCTCATGAGCGAACAGGAATCACTTCTCCAACTTCTGTCTGACGCGTTGGTGGCTTTATTTGCCATCTTCGCCGACGATGTCGTTGGTTGGTTCTTCTCGTTTTTCTGAGCACACCACCACACTAGGAGTGTCATGATGCAAGATCTGTTACCAGATGATGTGGTGCGGACGGTCTCTCTCCTGTTAGAGGACCTCGGAACTCCTTTCTCCCTGAAGGCGGCAGCGATGCTGCGTTATCAGGATTGGGATGGGATTTCGGACCTAAATCCGGATCCACGATTGTACCTCGAAGCGTCACGTTATGCTCGCGACGCGGCGGCTGCTGGCATACTGAAGAAGCTGAAAGAGCTTCCCAGTAGTCACGACCGACGCGAAGTTGCCGTCCAGAAATGGTGGCAGGGTGAGCGTGATTGCTTTCGAACCAATGAAAGATTACAGGTGTATTTACCCGAAAACCGTCTCTTCGACGACCGGGAACCTGCGATAGCCTCCTTTCTGGAGGACTGTCGGAAAATAATCCTTTCATGGATAGGTTATGGGCCTGACGATCTCGCGATCGGCAGGTTCGGACCAGGAGCAACGTTTCTAGACCGCGGCGGGAAAACCACTGTACCCGACAAAATGTCCAACGACCCCGTGATGACACATAGCGCCATTTGGTACCTACCGCAGTGGTTAGGCACTCAATGGGGCGCATATTCTGCGCAACGCTATGGTAAGGTTTCCATCGTCCCCGGCAACCGTTTCACAACGGTACCGAAAAACGCCAAGACCGATCGTGCGATAGCTTCCGAGCCATCGCTGAACGTGTTCTATCAGCTCGCCCTAGGGCGACAACTGAGGCGTCGACTAGCAAGTCGACCGACGCGTCTCTTCCCAGAGCGCGCGGGTTGGGATCTGGATCGTGCACAAGAAGTTCACCGGCAGGTCGCCGAGACTTCCTCTGTCACTCGAGAGTA